GTTATACCGGCACGTGGGTCGAGGAAATCTAACTAGTCTAATAGACAGTCCTGAGTATGCGTGGTTCTATGAGAGAGTAGAACAAGAAATACCCTGTACCGATCCTTCTAAAGATTCCAATAGTCGATATGTACCCACTATCACAGTTAAAGATCACAAGTTGGCCACACTATTTGCCCTGAGGTGGTCGTGAAGATAGTATGGGGCAGAAGCATCAATGACAACATCAAATGGCACAATCGTGTTAGATATTTTCCTCGGAATCCCGGCACGGGAGAGTACAGAGTTTTGAATATAACACAGGTTATCACCGACGGCGCTGCCTGTTATCCCTGGCGTGAAGTATATGCTTGGTGGCCAGTTAAAACCGTCTCTGGGCGTCGTGTCTGGGGTCGTAAGATATTTAAACGCAGAGTGTGGGTGGTCTGGGGCACGGGATTCCACATGGAGCCGGAAACACAATATGCAGAACTGTTTGATATTTTATCCGATGACTTTGATAGAACGAATTAAAGACTGGTATCTTACCAAAAAGACAGGTAAGACCAAAGATCAGCGTGACTACGAAGCGTGGCACAGAAAAAATGTCAATAACCGTGCTACACGCATCAAAGACAAGTTTAAAAACTTTAAACACATTATTGTCGCAGACCCAGACCGGTTCCTTGATCTGTCCCACCCTTTTGGTTGGGTTGCCTGTGAAGATACCAAACAATATTTCTGGCCTGCTCGTCCCCTAGGCAAAAACTGCATCTGGAGTATTGACCGTGTTATACGTGCCCCGAGTACTGCCTGGGAATGGGAAATAAGCGAAATTGGCGGTGTGGATCGAGTATTTGTCGCGACAAACAATGACGAAGATGCCGTAATGATAGCCCTGAGGTATTCATGAAACAACTGCCCTACGGTGTACAAACTGACAAAAAGGTAGTACACGAAGCAGAACACTGGTGTGTTACTCAGTGGGGACCGCGTTGGGAAGCCGTTGGCAATCGCGCTGGCACTTGGTGTTTATTTTGGGGCGGCCGGGATAGATTTGACACGTACCAATGGTGGTTTGAGACTGAAGAACAGCGTGTGTGGTTTATATTAAAGTGGGGAGAACATGAACAAAGAGGTTAAAGATTTTTGCTACAAGTATGATGCTACTGTGAGACCTAGCGCACAACGGCACTGGAGATCACGACAAGTCGACTATTCGGGCTGGTCAACTAATCTCAGTGAAATCCATGCCAATTTGACTTATCAAGATGTCCCAATGGTAGAAATCACCCTGCCCGAGGATCGGTTTCAGGCATTCTTAGAGTACAACGCTTGGATAGAAAAACCCGTATTAATGACGAAATGGATAGACGATTTTTTGCCCACCAACAAGAGGAAGAAATTAGGCTCAGAAAACAACATCCCGGGCTAGAGGATCTTTGGCAACAATATCAAACTATGTTACAATTAGTACGATGACACTAGAAGAACAGATAGCCGACCAAATTGGCCAGGAAATTGCCCAGGGAATTGACGATGAGCTCATGGCTGATATGATGGTCGCTTGTGGCTGGACTCGTGTAACACGTGGATATTATACTAGTCGAGAGCAGGCAGTGGACATGGCCGATTGGTTAGATCAGAACTGTACCGGAAGTTATAGAAAAATCAATAACCATGTGTTATTTGAAAACGAACGTGATGCCGGTTTATTCATATTGAGGTGGACATGAAAGAGCACAACGGTCGATGGTACGAAACTTTTGATGATTGGCATCCTGTAGTTATTCGTAATACGGGCGAGTTTGTGCAGGATAAGATTCTTCGCGGTGCTTGGTTAAGTGAGTATTGCCCTGACGGTAGTGCAGATTATGATTCCTGGGTATATGAAATGGATCAATTCAACGATCCACGGCATCGTAGCATTTACTTTTTTAGAGATGAACGTGTGGCTCTTATGTTTGCCTTGTGGCCATGTACTTGTTTGAAGAATCTGCAGATGCAGTACTGTTTCAATTGAGGTGGTCGTGACCTCAGATGTTTTCGAAGATTGGCGTAATCATCGCTACATCGTCACACCCCAACACCTACTGGACCAGCAGGAAATACTCATCATCATGACTGATGTTAATTTCTGGGCCGAACATGTTGACCAGTGTATTGCTTGGTGCTATAATCATAACTGTGAAATAAAGGGTATGACCATCACCATACCCGACGAAGCCACACTTACACTATTTGCTCTACGCTGGTCATAATGGAATACACTGTACAACAAGATGCACTCACTGGCGGCTGGACAGTCAGTAACTATCAACGACGTCTGGGCCCAGCAGAAGTCAATGAATTACTGGAGCGACATTTCAGTGAATTCGATAATAACTGCTGCCTTATGGTACAGACTGTGAAGTCAGGCGGGTTTGAACGGTTATACCTTGATTTAAGTGCGTACTACATTCAAGCCGAACGTCAAAAATTGTGTGAATACTTTGCTGGATTCTACAACATTATCGGGATTGTGGCCGATGATCAAAAGACAGCCGAAGACTACAAAACCTTGTTAGAGTCCAGGATTACCTGGCGTATTCTCAAGAGAGTCGGCGTTTAACCAGCAGTTGGCCAACGACTACAGTCAGGCTAATCCCGGTAAAATGTATCAGCCCATGGCACGCAACAGTAAATATCGTATTATGCATGATGCCGAAACCGGAGAAGAAACTGTGGAACCAATCATTCGATTGATGGTTCATGAGTTCAGTGTAGGTGATGTTGACGAACCTGATCTGTATGCCGCACGGGAATTGTATCGCTGGCAACAGAGTGCCGCCGGCGCTTGGGTTTTGAGTCACGCCCTGCATCCACCGACCTGGCACCGACACATTGACTATCAGTCGTTCGGTTACCGTTTTAAAATCACAGCAGAATTTGCTGGTACAGATGCTACCTGGCTCACACTAAGCGCTATGATTCCACAAGGTTGACCTAAACGACAGTTACAAGTATAATAACACTATGACTAAACTATCGTCCAGTCCTGCTCGTGGTACATTCGGTCTTGATCGAATGCTGGAACGCCGGCTGGCTGAAGGTCGCACTCCGGAGAACGATCCAGATACCGCAGCCTACGTGGATTATCTGCAGAGCGACCGTGAGCGTATCTTGGAACAGGAACAAGATCCCGAGTGGCAGCAAGACAATCTAGAGTATGATCTGCGCACCACTGACTGGATGCTGGACAAAGTGCGTGCCAGCGACGTATATGCACAGAACTTATATGCGGCTATGTGCAACAATGATTTTCAGCGTCTGGACACCTGGCCCGTGTTGACCGACAAACGATGGAGCTGTAGTTGGCGCCATGCCGGCGGCATCATTGCTGACATGCAAGAAAAAGGTGACTACATCGACTGGTATTGTTCAGGTATTAGAAATCCCTGGACTGATGAAGAATTCGCCACTGCCACTCAGGAACAACAGGAACGATATTTAAAGCTGGAAAATCTCTATGTCTCAGAGAGTGTGGTCACTGATGAAATTCGAGAAGATTTACGCAAACTGGGCTGGACTGTAATAGAATTTAAGGACATTTAACATGGCACAATATTCAAAATACTGGAGTTGTTCACGGTTTGCCGACTGGCTCCGCGGCACCGATAAACCCCGGGCTGGCACTGCTGATCAGTGGGATCAATGGAATCATACAGCATCAACAGCACACCGTGTTCGCTACTGGCTGGCCGAAGAAGGCCTGGATTATCTACAAGACTTAGTCTACTGGATTCCCAATCTCCTACACAGTGTCAAATACTACGTCAACAATCGCTGGATCACTCGCACACACGCACTGACAGCGCACCCTAGGGATATTAAACCCGGAACCTGGCGTGATGTGGGTGATCGCTTTCTGCCCTGTTTGTTTAATGAACTACAGGATTATGTGGAAGTGGAACTAGCCTGGTGGCACCTGGCCTGGGAGTCTGCTGAACAACGTGAAAAATACAAAATGCCCTGGTGGGCAGTGGGATGGTGGCGTGTGCGTGCCTGGCGCTGTCCGCAGGCAGGGCTAGACAATCTACAGTGGCAGATGAGCCTTGTGGCCAAGGAAGATTATGGTCTTGATCCCGGCGATAAAGACTACGGCAAACCCACACAACAGGCCGTAAATGCCCGGGAAATCTACGAACTCTACACCTGGTGGACCACTACCTATCGTAATCGTCCTGATCCACACGAAGCCAGCGGCTGGACGCAGATCTGTGAAGATATTCGAACCGTCAACGGGGGAAGTGGCCTGAGCATATTCAAAGAAGTCAAGGACAAACATCTGCGTCGTGCTCAGGATCAAGCACTGAAACGTCTGCATCGAATTGAACAGGACTACGAACGTGAAGATGAACAGATGCTAGTTCGCTTGGTCAAGGTCCGTCGTAGTCTTTGGACATGATTCTCAAATAAATAAAAATATCATCGTATGAAGCGAAGCGAAACGAGGTTCGGACGGGGCTAGCATTATGCCCCCAGGTCCACCAAAAGCAGTCATTACGCCCAGGACGGATTGGTATAGATTTGATCACCCTATACTGATTGAGACTGTTTTTGATGGGCCTGAACAGATTCGACGGAACTACTAGTAAATTAGCAGACGATGCGGCAATGTAGAAGCCGTTAGGATTGGGGTCTCCCGGTCGAAGAAGCACAAAAAGTAATCGCAAACGACTCACAGTTTCGCATGGTGGCCTAATCAGGGCTTCCGGGGCAACTATGCCTAGCAACAGGAAATAGTAATAGGCACTTCGGTGCCTATTTTCTTGAATCTTGAAATTTGACGTAAAATCTGCTTTTTGCTACAATACATGTATGATGAATAAGCAATCACGCCGGCGCAGACAAGATACCAAACATGTGGTTTACTGTATTACCAATCAGGTAACCGGTGAACAATATGTGGGTATCACTGTATGCGGTCAGCAGGTGCGCCGAGCGCTGAAAATTCGTATGCAAAAACACGTTCGTCGTGCACTCACTGAAGGCAAGAACTGGGGATTGTGCTCCAGTATTCGAGACCACGGTGTTGAGGCATTCGAATACGGCATACTGGAATTTGTGCGTGGTCGTAAGCCCGCACATGCTCGTGAACGCGAACTGATTCGTGAATTTCAGCCTGCACTCAATACACACTAATTTGACTGAAATTCGCTGTTTTGCTATAATAAGATATCGTAAACAAACAGGAGCACACAATGCTAGCAACCGTTGGACTACTAGATTCAGTCAAACTGGGCGACTTTTACTTCACCGAAGATGCTCGTGCTCTGGCTCGTAAGTACATCATGGCGGATCTCTACGAAGTTATGGGTCCCATTGATGTTGATAGCACCATGTCCAACGAGGAAGTGGCCGAAGAACTGTTCGACCTGACTAACAATCCCCAGCGTCAACCCGAGCGTCTTGCTCGTTACGGTCAGCGCCGTAGCCTGTCGGTGGGCGATGTTGTAGTCGTCAACGGTGAAATGCTGGTCTGCCGTCCTGCAGGCTGGGAAACCCTTTAATATCGTCTAATCAAAACAGGAGCTCGAGATGTCAAAAACCATTACTCTGCAGATGTTTAGTGATCCCGGCCACGGTTGGGTTCGTTTCCCCAAAGCCCGACTGCAACGTCTAGGCATTGCCGACAAGATCAGCACCTACAGTTACGAGCGCAACGGGCAGGCTTTTCTTGAAGAAGACTGTGATCTCACTGTATTGATCAACGCTCTTCGCGCTCGTGGTTATGCAGATGCAGACATCAAATTCCGAGAATCACATACGAACAAATCCAGCAAAATCCGCAGTTATTGCCGTTATCGTGCGATTTGACCGAAATTCGCCGGTGTGCTATAATACGGGTATAGTAAGAAACAAGGAGCTGAATCGTGAACGATCGTTTGATTAAACGTTTTCAAAGTCAAGTAGTGCAATGTCAGGACCGACTAGACAAGTTCACCGCTGACTTTGCCCAGGATCCTGCTTATGCACTGAGTTGGGGCACTGATGCGTTTGCCAGCGCCGCCAGACTGCGTGTGCTACGGCAGGTTGTTGCTGCCTTAGAGCACGACCATAGCACGCTGGACAATATCCGTTCTACGCTGACGGATCGTGTGATGCATAAATCAAAATATCCCCCACATAGCACCAGTCCTACCAGCAACCTGATCGAACAGTATGAACTGGCAGCCTGTGCCGACATACTCGGCGATTTACAATACATTTAAGGACAACAAACATGAATATTCAGGAAGCCAGTCTCGCACGTGTCTGGCAACATTTTGAAAACCCAGAAACTGCAGTGGGTATCCTCACTGCTTTTCGAGGAGAATATACCTATGAACAGAACGTGACACGCAATCGCAGCTTGGCAGCCGATGTACGACGTCTGGGTTATGGTTTCTTCTACGTAGACGGCTACTGGATTGAAAATCAGGGAACTGACCAGGAACGCCCAGTGAAAGAAGACAGTGTTTTTGTTGTGGGTCGCACTGATGATCAAAATTTCAGTAATAACATCCACAATCTAGGTAATCAGTACAATCAGGAGGCAGTGATTGTCAAGGATTCGTCTGGTACTAAAATTGTATTCAAAGATGGCGCCAGTCAGAATCTAGGTAAACTGGCACCCGGGCAGCTTGGTAGTATTTACACCAAACTCCGTAACAATAAACATGCCAACACTTTTATCTTCACTGAAGAACGAGATGATCTGGGTTTCATTGAACGTCTGGCCACTCTGGCTGGTGTTCGTAAATTTGACTGAAATCATTGATTTTTATATAATATAGTTTTTAACAGACATAATCACGGAGCAATCATGTCTAAAGAGTCAGTAACCGAACATCGCACAGTCACCGCACAGGGTGCACGCCGTACTATCCTCAAGTGTTTTAAAAAACAACGTCCAGTTTTTCTCTGGGGTCCTCCTGGTATCGGCAAGAGTGAGGTTGTTCAGGGCCTAGCACAGGAGCTTGGTGGTGCCATGATCGACCTACGACTGGCACAGATGGAGCCCACTGACCTGCGTGGTATTCCCTACTTCAACAAAGACACTGCGATGATGGACTGGGCTCCTCCGGTGGATCTGCCCGATGCTGAGTTTGCCAGTCAGTATGATACCGTAGTTCTGTTCCTGGACGAAATGAACTCAGCGGCTCCCAGTATTCAGGCTGCTGCCTATCAGCTGATTCTGAATCGTCGCATTGGCAAATATCGCCTGCCCGACAACGTAGTCGTAGTGGCCGCTGGTAACCGTGAGTCAGACAAGGGTGTTACCTACCGTATGCCTGCTCCACTGGCCAACCGTTTCGTTCACTTGGAAATGCGTGTGGATCACGAAAGCTGGGAGCAGTGGGCAGTGAATAATCGTATCCACAAAGACGTGGTGGGTTACATTGGTTTTGCCAAGGGCGATTTGTACGACTTTGACCCACGTAGCTCTAGCCGTAGTTTTGCCACACCGCGTTCCTGGACCTTTGTCAGCGAATTGCTGGAAGACGAAGACACCAATGAATTCGATCTCATGGACCTGATCTCCGGTACTGTGGGCGAAGGTGTTGCCATCAAGTTCATGGCACACCGCAAGGTTGCCGGACAGATGCCTAATCCTGCTGATATTCTCGACGGCAAGGTCAAAGAACTCAAAGTCAAGGAAGTGTCGGCTATGTACTCACTGACCATTAACATGTGCTATGAGTTGAAGGATGCACTGACCAAGGTCGCTGGCAAACCCGACGCCGCCTGGTACAAGAAGGCTGATAACTTCTTTAAGTTCATGATGGATAACTTTACCACTGAACTCACCGTCATGGGTGCTCGTATTGCTCTTACTACCTATGAACTGCCGCTGTCTCCGGGTAAACTCAGTAATTTCACCGACTTCCATAAACGTTTCGGAAAATTTATTGTGGCCGCGGCCCAGCGATGATTTTCGGGGGCAGGGCGACCTCTCAGCTCCTTACTTACTAAAACAGCCTGTAAGTCCCCCAATCTATTATGATTGATTTAGCCGACATTAGATTTAGAGTTGAACGTTTAGATGGCCGTTACACAGGCCATCAGGTGTTTACACACCGCGCACGGATTGATGCCATGGTTAATAAAGTCTGGAGTATTTACGATTATCGTCAAGATCAGGCCCGGGCATCAATGACTGCCATGGACTGGTTCTGGCAGACGTTTGGTCCCACAGTACCTAGAAACCAAGCTATGAAATTATACTGGGCCAGGTCCAGCCGTGGCAACCTTGATGAATTGGTTAATTCCTATTGGAGCTGGCACGAAGATGAAAGACAAATTTGGTTTTATATGACCGAGGATGGGTATACTAGATTCGCCCTGCAATTTCAGTAAGTGTGCGATTTTGACTGAAATTCAATGATCTGCTAGAATACATATATACAGTTAAGGAAATACTCAAATGGCTCGAGCAACAGATACAGCGAATCCCAAGGCAATCGGTGGGCGACTGTCAGAGACCATTGATGCTAATTTGGATCGTCAAGTGCGTGAAAAATTGGTGACTGCTCGCATTGGACTATTGTTGCGAGCACCGTTTTTTGGCAACCTTGCTACACGACTGGAATTGGTCAATGCCGACAGTTGGCTGACCACAGCAGCCACAGATGGACGCAAATTTTACTACAATACAGATTTCGTCAACAAACTAAACGCCAAGGAACTTGAGTTCTTGTTTGGGCACGAAGTACTACACAATGTCTACGACCACATGTCTCGTGTAGGCGAACATCGCGATCCACGACTGTTTAACTGTGCCGCTGACTACTGTGTCAATGCCGATTTAATTGAACAAAGAATTGGTGATAAAATCACACCCTGCCTCTACGATCCCAAATACAAAGGCTGGAGCGCCGAGGAAGTCTACGACGATCTCTACGAAAATGCAGATAAGATTGACCTGGATCAACTTGTACAGCAATTACTTGACGAACACCTTGACGGCGAAGGTGACGGTGATGGAGACAAAGAAGGTAAAGGGCGCCCACGTTTGAGCAAAGAAGAACGTGAACGTATTCGCAACGAAGTTCGTGAAGCATTGTTGCAGTCTGCCAATGCTGTGGGCGCCGGCAATTTGCCACTGGGAGTCAAGCGTCTGATCAAAGATCTTACTCGCCCTGTGGTTAACTGGCGTGAACTGCTGGAACAGCAGATTCAGAGTGTGGTCAAAGATGACTTCAGCTGGATGCGTCCCAGTCGTCGTGGCTGGCACATGGACGCAGTGATGCCGGGTATGATTCCCGGTAATCAGATTGATGTATGTATTGCCATTGACACCTCGGGCAGTATCGGACACGACGATATTCGTGACTTTATGAGTGAAATTAAAGGCATCATGGATGCCTACGATGAGTACAAGATTCAGGTCTGGAGTTTTGATACTGATATATACAATCATGAAATCTACTCCAGTGAGAACATGGACGATGTCACCAACTACGAACCCAAAGGCGGTGGTGGTACAGACTTTGAAGCAAACTGGACTTATATGAAAGAGAATGATATCCAGCCCAAGAAGTTTATCATGTTCACTGACGGTTATCCTTTTGGTGGCTGGGGCGATCCTGACTACTGTGATACTGTGTTTGTGATCAAGGGCAACGAGTCTGCTGAACCACCATTCGGTGTCTGGGCAATCTATGAACGTGCTAAAGAACGTGCTGGTGCTTAAATTAAAATGAAGAAAACATTTTACGAACGAGTGGGTCGGCGTTATGTACCTGTCATGGAATATGATGACTATCTACTGGATGCTTTTCCATACGGCGCACACCTAGTCATGGTTTACCCTGGGGGCAAAAGCACTCGATACAATGTGGATCCTGCACTAGCCCCCATGATTGCTGCCGGGAGAGTAGCAGAAGATGCTATCAGCAGTGCCATACACAAGGCCAGTGAAGCACGACCCAAAGAGCGGCCTATCACTGAACGTCAACGAGCTGCCTGGGAAGAAATGAAGGCATCATTCAATGATGAATTCTACAGTCTAGAATTTGCCAGTATCAGAGATCTTGCCGAAGCTGGTGTTCAGGCCATGCAGACCGAAGCCGAACAACTACTGCGATATCCGGCAGTTCGTGAAGCCTATGATCATTTTATGACTGTGGTAAAACTTTGCAGTGAAACATATATTGACACAGCGAAATAGACAGTTATAATCATTAACAAATGACACCAGAAGAAATCGAACACGCCAAAGAATTAATTGTATACGGAAAGACAATTCTCGAGCTTCGTGCTGAAAACAAACAACTGGCAGCTCGCGTTGATTATTTGGAAAAACAAAATTTAGAACTAATAAAAACTCTAGTAAAAAAAGTAAAAACTAAAAAACAGGATCAGACATGAATATTCAACCTAAAGACACAAGCCGCGGCCACTTTTACGTGAGCCTAGCAAAAAGCGGAATGCGAATCTTTGCTGGCATCGCCCTCGTTAGAGGTTCACTAATTGCTGCAGGTGCATTGTTTATTGCGGCAGAAATCCTAGGCATTGTTGAAGAGTTAGTTTGATGTATAAAACTGCGTACAAAGAAGTTGAATTTGAAGTTGATCTCAGTGACTTTGACGACGACGATTTGATCGAAGAAATTGAAAGTCGTGGTATTGATCTCAACTCTAAATACATCAGTGGTGATGAAATGCGAGAACTGTTGACTAATATCTGGGATCGTCGACGCAGAGGTCTAGATTATCAGCAGGAACTCAATGACCTAATTTGGTACGGACTAGGAAGAATTGTATGAAATTGCTCTGCGACGATTTTAACGAAGTCTATGTCTGGGTCGATGACTGGGACGAGAACATAGAACTTAGCCCACACTTTGACTACGAGGAAGATGCCATACAGTGGCGAGACCGTATGAAAGAATTACTCAATGACCAAAACACGTGAAGAAATTATCACCAGTATGTGCTACACTGTACGGCACGACTTTGGTCTGGACAAAACCTATGGCAATGGCTTTGTTGATGAAATTTCCGCAGGCATGACCATTAGCGAACGTGAACGACTCTGGGGTCAAATGGCTCAGATCTTTGACAACTGCATTGCGCCCCACATGGAGTTTGTCGATTAATTTTGACTAGTGTTAAATACTGTGTTATAATAGAAAGTTATAGGAGCAATGATGTCTGACTTTGAAACACATCCACGTGGCACTGCACGTGAACTTCGTCTCTCTAGACTACTGGCCGAGGCGCTGTCACGAGAAATTAGATTAAAAGGTACTTCTAGCATATCTGAAGATATTCTGGAGGCCTATCATCAATTGATTGAAGAATACAACAAACAACTGGGTTCCGATGTCATCACTGGATAAAAAATAATGTCTAAAGAAGAATTTAAAGTTTTAAGTCCTCGTGACCACGTTCGCATGCGAACTGGCATGTATCTGGGCTCTACTGCTCGCGAGGAAGTCGAACGATTTATTCTAGGCAAATGGCAAAAAATTGAATATGTGCCGGCACTGAATAAAATGATTGATGAAATCATCGACAACAGTATTGATGAAGCGATTCGAACAGGCTTCAAATTTGCCAACGAAATCAACGTCAGCATCAAAGGCAACACAGTGACGGTTTCAGACAACGGCCGTGGAATTCCACAGGACCAGGTTTTGGACACTCACACCAATGAAACCATTCTACGTCCAGTGGCAGCCTGGACCAAAGTTAATGCCGGTACCAGCTTTGATGATTCCCGAGTCACCATCGGCGCTAACGGTGTAGGTTCTGCCTGCACTAACTTCATGAGTAGTAAATTTGTCGGCACTACCTGGCGTGATGGACAGTGTGTCAAAGTCACCAGCAAAGATGGTGCACGCACCACTGCCGTGGAAGTTTCAGAAAAAACTGGTTCTGGAACACAGGTTGTTTTTACACCTGATCTGTCGTTGTTGGCTGTGGAAAACATTGATGATGTGGCCACTGTCAGTTTGATTGAAGATCGTCTCACTGCACTGCAGATTGCCTTTCCGGAAATTAAATTTAAATTTAACGGTCATCGTCCACGTGAATCTAATATTCGAAAATACGCCGCTCTCTACACCATTGACGAAAATGCCAGTGTAGTCCATGCACAGAGCGACAATGTGGCCTACTTCTTTGCCACCAGTGTAGATGGATTCCGGACAACTAGTTATATCAACGGTGTCAACACACGTCAGGGCGGCGCCTATGTTGATTTTGTAGTCAACGGGGTCGTCGACGAACTAGTGGCCATGGTAAAACGCCGACACAAAATCGAAGTCGCCAAGAGCACCATTAAAAATGGTCTGACCTTCGTGATGTTTGCCAGAAACTTCACCAACCCCAAATATGACAGTCAGACCAAAGAACGTCTCACCAACAACGTCAGTGAAGTCAAAGCTCACTATGAAACGGCACTGGTGCCCAATTTCACTACCATCGCTAAAAAGATCATGGCCTGTGATGATATCATCAGTCCCATTATCGAAGCGCAGTTAGCAAAAAAACTGGCGGCGGATCGGCGCGATGCTGCTCTGGCACAGAAAAAACTTAAAAAGGTTAAAGTTGCCAAGCATATTCAGGCCAGCGGTGACCAGGCTACCTTGTTCCTGTGCGAAGGTGATAGTGCTATTGGATTTTTGATTAAAGTCAGAGACCCGAAGACAGTGGGCGGTTTCCCACTGCGCGGTGTTATTATGAATACCTGGGACATCAAGCCCAGCGACGTGCTCAAGAACAAGGAACTGGGTGAATTGGTGGCTGTACTGGGACTGGACATCAATGATCCGGACAGCGTTGACAACATGACCTATCGAAATGTTGCTACACTCAGCGACGCTGACATGGACGGAAACCACATTGCTGGACTATTACTGGCCTTCTTCTACAAGTTCTGGCCCAGACTGTTTGCCGAGGGCCGCATTCATATGACTAGAACTCCGATCATGATCAGCAGTCGTGGTTCTGATGTTCGTTGGTTTTACAAGTATTCCGAAGCACGAGCGTTCAAGACCAGTGATGAGTCGCGTGGATTTAAACACCGTTACATCAAGGGTCTGGCCTCATTGACTGAAGAAGAATACCATACTATTATCAATCAGCCGGTCTTTAGTACTATTGAAATCGACACCCCTGAATGGTTTGAAGTCATGATGGGCGAAGACAGTCAGCCACGCAAAGAATGGTTGAGCGGACAGGTACCCAGACAAATACAGGAGTTATCTACATGATCGTATATGCTACAATAATCGAGCGTATCGAGCCCGAGTGGGAATTAAACGAACCCTATAGGTATGTGGCCGGGGTCTATGAACACTACGAGCAGGCTAAATTAGCTGGTCAGGTTGAATGCCACTATCATGATAATCTGTATCGTTACACTGTCTGTGATTTCGTAATGAATCACATCAATAAAGACAAAATGAAAAAATTCAAGGAACTTACTGATGAAAAGCAGCCTCTATAAACTCAGCGAAGTAGCTGCCAATGAAATGCATGATTACGCCATGTACACCGTGGCCAATCGTGCTATCCCAAACATGTACGATGGACTGAAACCAGTACAGCGTTTTTATCTATATTCCAGCATCGTTAATAGCCCACGCGAATTTAAAAAGGTCAGTGCGGTGAGCGGTGTGGTCAGTGACTATGGATACCAACACGGTGAAACCAGTGCGGCTGGCGCTGGCCAGCTCATGGCTGCCACCTGGAATAACAACATCTGTCTGGTCGAAGGACGTGGTAGTTTTGGTACACGGCAAGTTCAGGAAGCTGGTGCTGCACGTTATGTATATACTAGATTACATGAAAACTTTCACAAATACATCAAAGATCTAGATCTGGCCCCCGAACACGAAGATCCCGAACACGAGCCTCCACAATTCTATATGCCAGTGATTCCTCTAGTACTGGCCAACGGCACCAAGGGTATTGCCACAGGATTTGCCACCAACATATTACCACGTGGTCTTGCCGATATCAAATCTGCCTGCCAGGAATATCTCTCTGCTGGTAAAATTTCTAAAAAGTTACCAGTAGTGTTTCCGGATTTTACTGGGACCACTATCTACGACGTTGACACTGACCGATTTGTATGTCGTGGCGTGTTTCACAAACCCTCCAGCACCAGATTGTTAATCACTGAAATACCCTACGGTTATGATCGTGAAACCTACGTTAAAATTCTGGATAAACTAGAAGAAGAAGGTGAAATTGTCAGTTATGAAGATCAATGTAGTACACACGGGTTCCAGTTTGATGTGAAACTAAAACAACAGACCAGTGCCAAGTGGTCCAATGACAAAATTGTCAAGGAATTTAAATTAGAAAAAACACACAGTGAAAACTTAACTGTGATTGATGAGTTTTTTAATCTCCGTGAATACACTGACGAACGAGAGCTTATTGTTGATTTCTGTAAGTTTAGACTGGGTATTCTACAGAAGCGTATCAATCTACGAATCAGTGAGTTCACCGAACTAGATCGCTGGCTACATGTGAAAATGGCATTTATCACTGCTGTTCTAAATGACAGAATTAAATTCAAAGGCAATAATCGTCAACAGGTCACTGAACAAATTCTAGCAGAAACCCCGGCACTGGATACTGATGTTGATCGCCTGCTAAAATTAAATATTCTGACATTGACACAGGAACAAGTGGATGATCTAGCTCATCAGATCAGCGAAAATACCAAAGTTCTGTCCTACTGGAATTCCACCACGGCCGATCAGCAGTTTATCAAAGATCTTGACGAGATTTGACAAGTAAAACGTTTTACTATATAATACTGGTATTGTAGTAAAGGAGCATGTTATATGCGGCATCTAATCACAGCAATCGCACTGGCTTCACTGGCCACTGGATCTCTGGCCGGTGACTATTACCGCCAACCACACTATCAGGGTTATCAGAATACCCACCGTCATTCTCATTCCGAGACTATGATGATCACTGTGGGAGTTGATCAGGTAGTTCCGGTATTTCGTAATGCGCCCATTCGGGAGCGGCAGGAATGTCGTGACGTTGAGGTTCCTGTATATAGTAACGGTGGTAATGTCGGCAACAACCAACCCAGTGCCGGTGGCATGATCATCGGAGGAATCATCGGCAACATGATCGGCGCCGCCTCGGGTATCAACGGTGCACAGACCCTGGGTACTGTTGTGGGTGGCATCGCTGGAGCTGAACTGGGCCGTGAAAATGCTGGAAATTCAGGGGCGGTGGTTGGATATCAGAAGCAGACACAATGCCATACCGTGCATTTCCAGGACTATAACCAGCGTCCTGATCGCTGGCTGGTTGAATACCGTCTGCACGGACGGGTGCATACCTTCGAAAGCCGCGTACCTGTGCACCACACTGATTCACTGACAGTGCGCCTGCGGGGTGGCCTGGTTGAAACAGTCTACGTAAATCGCTGATTATGACTACGAACGAAATTCTTTTTTCCATATTCTGGGCAATCATGGTGTATCTGGCAGTTCGTGCCTACCAGCGGTATCGTGAATTCGCCACAGAGTACCAGGAACAGGTTCGACAGGAAGTCCAAAAACGAATCAGTATTGTCAGTGAAGAACTTCATGATGGAGTATACTATTGGTTTGACAAGACCAATGATAATTTCATTGCTCAAGGTCAGACTGCTGAAGAAATTGTCGAACATATACGTCATCGATACAAAACTGACCATGTGTTCGTACTACCCGGTCTAGAACGTGCTCTGGTAACACCCGGCTGCCAGGTAGTGGATATTACAAATCTCAACATCAAAATCTAACATGGACTTCTTCCAGGAAACTACCAAATGGTCCACGGGATCTGCAGTCAACCATGTATATTTGCTCAACGACGATAAGAGCAAGATGTATGCCTACGTACCAGCCGGATCCAACTCAGTTTTTAAATTTAAAAATCCCATAAGAATCAGCACCACTGGGAGAAAATTTGTCAAGGTACCAAACACCTACAATTTTTCGCTGGATTCAGAAGTCACCACAGAACGCCACTGGACTGTGACCGGCAGTCGTGGTGATACATATACTGTCACTGAAACTGAACAAGGTCTCAGTTGTAGTTGTGCAGGGTTTCGATTTCGTGGGCAGTGCCGTCACGTGAATGAAATTTCCGAAAAACTATCCAAGGGTTAATATGTCAAATACAATAGTACTAATTTCAGTGTTTATCATTGCAGTGTCAATGCTGGTAGGACTGACTCGTGTTGCAGATGCTATAATGTATCTTGCTGAAACCATTGACGAAAACGCACCCAGGGATTTTGACAATAATTACTGATTTTGCTATACTATAATCATAGTAACAGAACAGGGGTTGAAGATGTACACTGTCGAAATCTACAAACAGGATCGCCGTGTTAAATCCGGAGAGAGATGTGTTCTTAAGCAGGACTATGACACTGGCAACTTGTCAATGCTAGAACACTCAGTCAAGCATACCTGGCTGAAATCGCAGGGCTATCGATATGAGATCCACGAGACCTTTGTGACACGCAAAAACATGATGAGCGGCGAGGAGTTCCAGGAGCGATATGATACGCCCTACTCGTGTAGTCCCAGTTCAGAATCATTCTGGTCAATGTAATTTTTATAAAGGAAAACTTCATGAATATTAAAGTTCAAGCTGCCGTCGACGTCGCCAAAATCATGCTAGTATCTGCTGTGATTGCACTGGCTGTGGTTCTTGCTTTTGAATATGTATCTATCTCCACCATTGGCTGGGTACTGGGTTCAGCGGCATTTGCCTATCTAATCTACGTATTCTGGTATATTCGAGTCGGGCAACTAACCTATGAATCACGGTTGAAATCAGCAGTTGACCATAAATCCTAAATTTGCTATAATATA